ACCGGCAAAAAAGCAGAATTGATAAATGGCCCAGACGTTTCCGCTTGAGACAATCTGCAAGCTCCTGGACCTAACCCCGCAACGGATTAACCAGCTAGTGCGCGAGGGCGTAGTCCCCAGAGCGGAGCGCGGCCGGTATGAGCTAGTTCCCGTTGTTCAGTCCTATGTCCGATACTTGCGGCAGAGGGCGGTCAAGGGCGACGTCCATGGTGATGACTACTCAACCCATCGGACGCGACTTGTCAAAGCCAGGGCCGACCTCACGGAGATGGAGAAGGCGCAAATGGTCGGTGAGCTCATCCCGGCGGAGGATGTGCAAGACGCCTGGATGGAGGTGCTCGGAAATTGTCGTGCTAAATTGCTCTCTATACCAACGAAAACCGCCCCCGAGGTATTCGCTGCTGATACGCTCGTCGAGGTAAAGGCAATTTTGAAACAATCAGTCAACGAGGCCCTTGCGGAATTAGCGAATGTCAGAGTCGAAGTTCACAATCCCATCAAAGCATCAGAGCCTAGCGAAGGTGATCGAGAGCTCGCTCGCGGTCTTGAGGCCGCCTCCTGATCTAAAAGTTTCCGAGTGGGCCGATACTGAGCGCAAATTATCCCCGGAAGCCTCCGCAGAGCCGGGGCAATGGACGACTACTCGGGCGGAGTACCAGCGCGGAATCATGGACGCATTTTCTGACCCGACGATCGAAACGATCGTGGTCATGTCCTCCGCCCAGGTCGGCAAGACGGAAATTCTGAACAACCTCGTCGGATTCCACGTTGGCCAAGACCCGGCCCCGATGTTGGTCGTGCAGCCCACCCTGGACATGGCGCAAACGTGGTCTAAAGACCGCCTCGCGCCCATGCTGCGCGATACCCCGGCTCTCTCGAACCTGGTCTCCGATCCCCGGTCGCGTGATTCCGGGAATACGACCCTCCACAAAATTTTCCCCGGCGGCCACATTACGGCGTGCGGCGCAAACTCTCCGAGCTCGCTGGCCTCCCGCCCCGTCCGCGTGGTCTTGTGCGACGAGGTGGATCGTTATCCGGTCTCGGCGGGCGCAGAGGGCGACCCCGTATCCCTGGCGCGGAAGCGGGCGTCGACATTCTGGAATCGGCGCATTGGACTATTTTCCACGCCCACGCTGAAGGGAAATAGTCGGATAGAGACCGCGTTTGAGGAATCTGACAAGCGGTTTTATTTCGTCCCATGCGCTCATTGCGGGCATGAGCAGACGTTGAAATGGGCGCAAGTCCGTTGGGACGAAGGGCAGCCGGAGACCGCAGCCTATATGTGCGAGGACTGCGGAGTGCTCTGGACGGATGCCGAGCGGGTTCGAGCGATCAAAAACGGCCATTGGCAGGCGACTGCGGAATCAAAGCGGGTCGCTGGATTCCATCTTTCCGGCCTCTATTCCCCTTGGACACCCCTTGAAAGCGCGGTCCTTGATTTCCTGGAGGCAAAAAAACAGCCCGCCACGCTTCGCGTTTTCGTGAACACCTACCTCGGGGAGACTTGGGAGGACCAGGGCGAGCGCGTCGATGACTACGCAGTGGCCGAGCGTCGGGAGGATTTCGGGGAGCAGCTCCCGCGTGAAATTCTCGTTTTAACGGCCGGGGTCGACGTTCAAGATGATCGACTAGAGATCGAGATTGTCGGATGGGGCAAAGATGAGGAATCCTGGTCCCTGGATTACAAAACAATTTATGGCGACCCCTCATCTCCGGCGGTCTGGCAGGACTTGGATTCCGCCTTCGCACAAGAATTCGAGCGCGAGGATGGAAAGATTCTCCACGTCCGGGCGGCTTGTATCGACTCCGGCGGCCACCACACGAACTCGGTCTACACCTACGTTCGGCCGCGAGAGGGCAAGCGGATTTTTGCTATTAAGGGCGTGGGCGGAGAGGGCAAACCTCTGGTCGGAAAGCCCGGGAGAAACAACATCGGCAAAATCAGATTGTTTCCGATTGGTGTCGACACTGCAAAGGACTTGCTCTATTCGCGCTTGAAGATTTCCGAGCCCGGGCCCGGTTATCTTCATTTTCCGCTCAAGCGGAGCGACGAATATTTCCGGCAGCTCACGGCCGAGAAGATCGTCATCCGATACCACAAGGGCTTTGCGCGACGCGAATGGGTCAAGATGCGCCCAAGAAATGAGGCCCTCGACGTCCGCGTCTATGCCATGGCTGCGCTCGGGATTCTGAACCTTAACCTCAATACACTGCATGACCGCGCATTTATGGTGAAAGAGAATCCGCCGGAGCCGATCGAAAAGCCGGAGGTCTCTGTTTCCAGGAGAGCAGTGAAACGAAATAGTGGATTTATTCAAGGATGGCGTTAGAATCTGGTGAAACTTGCTTGGAGTGGCTATGGCCAACCTGTTTGACCCCGCACAAAGCCCAACCGTAGAGCCGACCGAGATTGTCGTTGGAGATTTCATCCAATGGCGCAGGACGGACTTGGGCACCGACTATCCGAATACAGCCTACACGATGACGTATGTCGCCCGCGTTACTGGCGGCGGCAATACAGAAATTCAGCTCACCGGGTCTGCCTACGGCAGCGATTATCTGTTTACCGTCTCGTCAACGACTTCCACGGATTTCATTGCCGGTTATTACCACTGGCAGCTTGAGGCCGTTCGCAATTCGGACTCAAATCGAATTGTCATCGATCGCGGAGCGTTTACCGCCATTGCCGACCTTGATGTTAACGGGGCCGACCCGCGCTCTCATGCTCAAATCATGATCCAGAAGATCGAGAGCCTATTGCAGGGCAAGGCGGACGCGGACGTGGCCAACTATTCTGTCGCCGGTCGTAGCCTCACAAAGATGTCATTCGCAGAGCTTCAAAAAGCCCGCGATGACTACAAAGCAGAATTTGCCAAAGAGACTATTGCGGAGAGGATTCGCAAGGGCCAAGCCTCTGGCTCAACCATTAAGGTGAGGTTCTAATAGTGGGAATCTTCGACCGCTTCAAAAAATCAAAGCAGCAGAAAATGGTCATGCGCGGCTATCAGGGCGCAAAGGTAGACCGGCTTTTCGCTGATTTCATGACGTCCACGCGCTCGCCAGATTCCGAGATTCGGCCTGCCCTGCTGACTTTGCGAAACCGCAGCCGGGACCTGTCGAGAAACAACGAATACGCCCGCCGATACCTCAACCTCTTAAAAACCAATGTGGTCGGAGAGCATGGCGTATCCATGCAAGTGAAGGCAAAGAATAGCGACGGTTCTTTCGATGCTCCTGGAAATACGATCATCGAAAACGCCTGGAATAAGTGGTGCAAGCGCGGCAATTGCACCGTGGATGGCCGCCTCTCGTTCGTGGACGCTCAAAATCTGTTCATCCAGAGCCTCGCCCGCGATGGCGAGGTCCTGATTCGCATGGTCAATTACGACAACGAGGACCGTTTTGCGCTCGAATTCCTAGAGCCAGACGTCCTCGACGAGCAGAAAAACGAGCTCACGCAGGACGGGAATCGTATCCGCATGGGCGTGGAGATCAATAAATACCGCAAGCCCCTAGCGTATTACATCCTGAGCGAGCACCCTGGAGACATGGAATATTCGCAGGTCTACGCTCGTCGGCATGTTCGCGTGCCTGCTGAGAAGATTCTGCACATTTACGACGCCGACCGCGCTCAGCAGACGCGAGGCGTGCCATGGATGAGCACCGCTATTGAGAGCCTAAAGATGCTCCACGGCTACCGCGAGGCCGAGCTGGTGGCGGCTCGGACTGGGGCCTCGAAGATGGGCTTCTTCACCTCTCCGCAGGGCGACGGATTTACGCCCGACGATTACGAGGATACCTTCACGCCAATCATGAGCGCGGAGCCTGGGACATTCCACCAGCTACCGGCGGGGGTCAACTTCCAAGAGTTCAACCCTAGCCACCCATCCACGGCGTTCGGAGAATTTGAGCGGGCCGTTTTGCGCGGTATCGCCTCCGGCCTTGGGGTTTCCTACTATGCCCTGGCCAACGATTTAACGGCGGTTTCGTATTCAAGCATTCGGGCAGGGGAGCTCGCGGACCGGGATTTCTACAAATCCCTCCAGACGCTCATGATCCAGCACTTCGTCGAGCCGGTTTACCGCATGTGGCTCACGTCGGTTATGACCGCAAATCGGATACCGATCCCGATCACGAAATACGACAAATTTGCGGAGACCGTCCATTTCCGCGGTCGAGGCTTCCCATGGGTCGATCCGCAGCGCGAAATCCAGGCGAACATCCTCGGCATAACCAACGGCATCATGTCCATGCAGGACGTCGCTAATAATTACGGCCGGGACATTGAGGAAACGTTCGAGCAGATTGCGCTTGAGAAAGAGCTCGCGGCCCGCTATGGAATCCAGCTCGCATTCGAGCCCTTCGGCCAGAAAATGCAGGCACCCCCGACCATCTCTGGATCGGCAGAGCCGGAGGGACGGAGCTCGACGAATGTGAAGGTTCCAGAAGTCACGGAGCACAATATCAATATCAACCCCTCGGTTGAAGTAAAGCACGATCCGATCAAAATTGACATGCGGATTGATACCGAGCCGAAAACGAAGAAGCGGAACGTCAAGCTAGTCCGGGACGAAAACGGCGCGATCACTGGCGCGGAAGTTGAGGAACAATAAATGGCGATTACGAGCGCAATCTGTAATTCATTCAAGCAGCAAGTCCTAGAGGGCGTCCACGCGACAACGGATACCTACAAAGTCGCGCTCTATACGAGCTCGGCCACCCTTGACGCTTCGACGACCGCCTATTCCGCCACGAATGAGGTTTCTGGCACCGGATACACGGCTGGCGGGGCTACTTTGTCCGGGCTCGCGACTGGCCTCTCTGGATCGACCGCATATCTCACTTTTGCCGACCCGACATGGGCCGATTCGACAATTACCGCTCGCGGCTGCCTCATTTACAACTCAAGCAAGAGAAACAAGGCGGTTGCGGTTTTTGATTTCGGCTCCGATGTTTCATCCGTTAACGGCACTTTCACCGTTGACTTCCCGGCGGCCGGAGCTTCTAGCCTTGTCCGCATAGCATGACCGTTTTATTCGACTCCGGCGTTGGCCTCTTTGATGCGGCCTCGGGTTTATTCGATGATGCCGGAGTGGTCAATGGCGCGGCAAGCGTTACCAGTCTGGAAGCGCAGAGCTCGATCGGGACCGTCACCAGCAATGGCACTCGCAGCGAAACGGCAAGTGTCACCGGAGTTTCTGCCACCGCAGCCGTTGGAACGGTCACGGCCTCGTCCGATTCTGCGCCCATCGTCAAGAGCGGCACGTCTCGCAGGCGCAAGCCGGGGACCTTTATTCCATACCAGGGCGGCGGATATACGCCACCTCCTGTTTCCATAAGCGCACACGCCATTTGCCTATCGCAAGAAGCTGACGCTCTCTCCGGCAAAGTTTCCGCCTCCGGGTCTATTCATATCAATGGACGTGCGGCCATAAAATCCGTTAAGGTAGAAACAGGGATTCAACATGCAAAAGCTCGCGGCGTTATCAACCCGACCGACGAAGAATGGCAACTACTACTGGCGGCATAAATGGCAACCTATAAAGGCGTTGAGATCGACACAAAACCGACCGAGGCGATGGCAAAGGAAGCGCAGCGCGGACTCGATTGGCGGCGTGAGCATGGTCGTGGCGGTCATATAATCGTGGGCTTGTAAATAACATCAAAACGGGTCTAATATCCAAACCAAGAGAGGTGAATATGGATCAAAGACACATTGTTGCAGTTTCAGAGGACGAAGAAACCGTCACGGTTACCTTTGCCAAAGAGATGCACGAGACTGAAGAAACTCCCGAGCAAGAAGCGGCCGAGGAAATCATTGAGGGCGCAGACGAGCTCATGGAGGCCGGAATTTACGAGGGCTCGGTTTTCCCGGCCGATCGCAAGGGCGAGCCGATTCTCCATCGCGCCGATTCTATGGACGCCGAGGTCAAAGATGATCGCCGGGTCCGTATGGCAATTTCTAGCGAGACGCCAGTAGAGCGAGGGGCCGGAACCGAGATTCTCGATCACGCCTCATCGTCTATTGACCTCTCATTCCTCAATTCTGGTCGTGCTCCCCTATTGGTGGATCATGATCCAACGCAGCAAATTGGTGTTATCGAATCAGTAGAACTCGACGAATCGGCGCGGAAGCTCCGAGCAGTAGTTCGCTTTGGAAAAGGCGAGCGAGCGTCTGAGGTCTACGATGACGTGGTGGACGGTATTCGCGGGAACGTGAGCATCGGCTATTACGTCAAGAAGGTCGCCAGGGCAGAGGGCGGTTACCGCGCTACGTCTTGGCAGCCTATGGAAGTGTCAGTTGTGAGCATTCCTGCCGACCCGTCAGTTGGCGTGGGCCGCTCTGCTGAGATTCCGCAAACCGTCCCTGTAAACCTTAAAAAGGAAATCAAAATGGAAACGAATCAAGACGGCGTGGTCTCCGCAGAGGCCGCTATCGCCAAGCGCAACAAAGAAGTCTCCGAAATGCTGAACCTGGCCATTCGCCACAATCAACGCGCCCTCGCTGAGGACGCAATCTCTAAGGGCATGAGCATTGAGCAGTTCCGTGGCTCCCTGCTTGAGCGTATCGCTGACAAGCCCCTAGAGGCTGTTGAAATCGATATGAACAAGCGCGAGCAGAAGCAGTATTCGCTCATGCGTGCTATCGAATCCGCTCGCCAGGGTCGTTTTGGTGGTTTTGAAGCTGAAGTCTCCCAGGAAATTGCCAAGCGTTACGGCAAAGACCCACGTGGCTTCTATGTCCCGTCAATGATTTTTAAGCGCGACGTGACTACCGCTTCTCCTGCCAACGGCTCGAACCTTGTCCCCACCGATCACCTGGCTGGTGAGTTTGTGGACGCTCTGCGTGCCAACCTGGTTATTTCCAACCTCGGCGCACGCATGATGCAGGGCCTTAAAGGTGACGTCGCTATCCCAGCTCTGAATGCCAAGACTTCGGTCGGCTTCGTCGCTGAGAACGCTGCCCCCGGCTCTGAGGGTGCTCCTTCGTTCCGTCAAATCACCATGTCGCCAAAAACTCTGGTCCAGTACGTTGACCTGAGCCGCAAGCTGATGATGCAGTCCGATCCCTCGGTCGAAATGATCGTGCGTGACGACATGACCCGTCAGTTCGCTGCCAAGATTGACGAAGTGGCCATTGAGGGCGGCGGTGCTTCTGAGCCCACCGGTATCCTCGGCACCTCCGGTATCGGTTCGGTTGCCCAGGGCACCAACGGCGGCGCGATCACTTACGCTTCGTGCGTGAATCTGGAGCGCGAGGTCGCAATCGACAACGCTCTGGCCGGAAACCTGGCTTATCTGACCAACCCCAAGGTTGTGGCAGCTATGCGTCAGACTTCCCGTCAGTCTAGCGGCGTCGAGGGCAACTTCATTCTGAACGATGCCAACACGCTGCTCGGCTACCGCGTGGCTTCGACTACCCTGGTCCCGTCTGACCTGACCAAGGGCACGTCGTCTGGCGTCTGCTCGGCTCTCATCTTCGGTAACTTCGCTGACCTGATGATCGGTATGTTCGGCGGCCTGGATGTTCTGGTCGATCCTTACACCGGCTCAAGCACCGGCGCAACCCGCGTGGCTCTGTATCAGGACATCGACGTGGCCGTGCGTCACGCTGAGTCCTTTGCCGCTATCAAAGACATCACGACCTAAGTGTTGCTTTGAGAGGGAGGAGAGGGCTGGCCTACGGGCTGGCCCTTTTTTTATGAAACCATTTCGCAGTTTTCACAATCTCCACGCTGGCGAAACCTGTGCCGTGTTAGGCGGGGGCGTGTCTTTGCCGGCTGATTTGCGAACGATTCCACAAGTAGACCGGCTGATTGGCGTCAATCAGCACTCCCTCATCCTGCCCCTGGATTACCTCGTTTTTTCCGATCGGGACGTGTATCCGTTCATCCAGGAGTATCGGGACATTCTGAAAATCACCAATCTCAACAAATGGCATGACCGGTCCGATTTTATCCATGCGGGCGAGTGCCCTGCTATCGGATTCTCCGGCGCAAAGGCTATCTGGTGCGCTGACAAGATGGATTTCCAGACTATTTACGTTTGCGGCATGGACCAGTATCAGGACTATGGGGGTCGCGAATACTGGTGGCAGGGCCCGCAATCTTTCCCATTTACCGCAAAACATCACGGAGCTCGCGACAGTCTCCGCAGATGGGAGGAATTCATCAATTCCCTAGACCACCCGGAGCGTGTATATTTTGTCTCTGGAAGATTAAAGGAGATGCATCAATGATTAAGGTCGAAATCACCCGTGGTATCCATTGGAACGGCGAGCATCGCGATCCAGGCGACGTGATCGAGGTCAAAGAATCGGACGCCTCATGGCTGTTCGGACGCGGCAAGGCCAAGCCTTACGACGATCGCGCACCCGTAGTCAATCGCGCCGTGGAAATCCCGACGACGGAGCAGCCAAAGCTCAGCAAGCGCACGTGGAAAAAAACCTCCGAGTCGTCACAGTCCTAAGGGGCGGCGGGGACTACAATCCGAGCCATGTCTACTCCCTCGAAGGCATGGTGCACAAGTATCTCGGGGCGGAGTTTCTCTGCCTCTCCGATCAACATCTCTTGTGCGAGCATTCCCCGCTTATTCACGGCTGGCCCGGATGGTGGTCCAAGATGGAAATATTCCGTCTCGAACCCCCGGTCTTGTATCTCGATCTCGACACAATCATTCGCGAGTATGCCCACGACGTTTTGGAGGCCGCAGCCGGTCGGGATTTCGTCATTCTCCGGGATGTCTATCGCGGCAGGCATGACCGCTTGGCCATGCAGAGCTCCGTCATGTATTGGTCAAAGCCCATGGGCTGGCTCTACGAAAAATACGCAGAAAAGCCGGTTTTCGACCTTCCGCATGGCGACCAGGAGTTTCTTGAGCGCAATCTTTCTTCGGCTGATTATTGGCAGGACTTCACCCCCTCGGTAGTGAGCTACAAGGCTGACCTGATACCAGAGGGCCCTAAACCGCACCATAAAATAGTCTTTTTCCATGGAAAACCGAGACCCTGGGAGCAATCAATACTCCCTTACCCTTCGTGATGGCTGGTGGGTTCCAGAGGCCGACCGCGTATGTTTTGGAATAGTGCGCCGGGAGGTCAATGATCTCCAGCACATGCTCCCGCTCTGTAAAAAATACCGCAGGGCAGTCCAGGCGGGCGGGAATGTCGGAATATGGCCCAAGGCCCTGTCGTCTCAATTTGAGCAGGTCATGACCTTTGAGCCAGATGGCGCAAATTATGCGGCCCTCTACGAGAACACCAAAGACGTCTCAAACATCATGCGGGTCCATGCGGGCCTTGGGCTCTACAATTCTCGGGCGGGCATCGACCATATAGACCCGTCCAACATTGGTGCGCACCAGATAAAAGAGGGCGACGATTTTGAAATAGTCCCGCTCGACCAGTACGGCTTCGAGGACGTCGATTTCCTGCAATTAGACGTCGAGGGCTTCGAGCATTTCGCAATCATGGGAGCAGAGCAGACAATCCGGGCGTCCTGGCCGGTCATCTCATTGGAGCTCAAAGGTTTGGGTAAAAGGTATGGCGTTGACGATGAGGACACAGTAGAATTTCTGCGAGCTCTTGGATATGCGGTCACGAACCGAATCCATAGGGACGTCATTTTCACAAAGGGTTAGATATGGCCGTTGAATCCGCAGACGATCGCGCAATCTTCCTCTCAATAAACGATTTTGGCGTGAGCGCGACCTATACCCACTCCGCAGTCGCCACTACTATTTCCGGAATTTTCGACAATGATTTCGTTGAGGTCGATACCGGCGGAATTCCGTTTGCAATGCAGCAGCCGAGATTCCTGGCCAGAACGTCCGACGTTTCCGCAGCTGTGGAGGATGACACCCTGGTTATTTCCGGCACTACTTACAAAATCAAGGTTGTCCAGCATGACGGGACGGGAATGACGAATCTTGTGCTGGAGAAGCAATGAGCCACGTCCGCAAGCAAATCAGAGACAACGTCGTAACGACCTTGACCGGGCTCGCGACTACCGCTTCCCGCGTCTATCAGTCCAGGGCCTACCCGATCGCCTCTGGGAAGCTCCCAGGCCTGCTCATTTACACGCGCAACGAGACGATCGAAAGCGCAACCATTACTCGCCCGAGGACGAAGCTCCGGCAATTGGAGGTCATGGTCGAGGGCTATGTCCTGGCGAACTCATCCCTGGATAACACCCTCGATCAAATCAGCCTTGAGGTGGAAGAAGCGATGGTCGCAGACGTCACTAGAAACAATCTCGCGAAAGATACCGAGCTCACGTCAGTAGAGACCGAGTATTTAGGCGAAGGCGAAACGCAGGCAGGCGTCGTACGCATGACGTTTAACGTGAAATATGCGACGCTAGAAAATGATGCAGAAACCGCAGTTTGACCCTAGAATCAAGACAGCCACTTAACACGGAGGAACTATGGCTACGCATACCGGTTCAGAAGGCACCGTTAAATCTGGTGCAAACGCAATCGCTGAAATTCGCTCGTACACGATCACCGAAACCGGCGACACCATCGAGGACACCACGATGGGCGACGCTGCTCGCACATACAAGGCCGGTCTAAAGACCTTCACCGCCTCCGTAGACGTCTACTGGGACGAAACTGACACCACGGGCCAGGGCTCCTTTGACGTCGGCTCTACGGTTACGCTGAACATCTACCCCGAAGGCGCGGCCTCCGGCGACATGTACTACACCGGCTCGGCAATTGTCACGGAGAAGTCCATCACCGCTTCTTTTGATGGCATGGTCGAGGCTTCGTTCTCGCTGCAAGGCACCGGCGCGCTATCTGAGACCACGCTGTAATGGGCCTCGGAGAGCGTATCGCTGCCAAGCGGCAGAGCTCGCGCAAGCTCGTTACCGTGGCGGAGTGGGGCGAGGAAGCACCGCTTGAGATTTATGTTTCCACGCTGACCTGCTCCGATGCGACGACGATGGAGCGCAAGCACAAGGGGTGGATGCAGAATATGTCCATCGAGGCCATGGTGGACCTGCTCATCATGAAGGCGCAGGACAGGGACGAGAAAAAATTGTTCACCGTTGAGGACAAGCCTTTCCTTATGCGGGAGCCCCTGGCATTGATGATGAGAATTTCCGCCGAGATTATTGGGTCAGTCATCACCATTGAGGAACAGGAAAAAAACTGACCGCCGATCCGTTGAGGTTTAATCTGCTCGCTTTGGCAGATCGGTTAGGAAAAACGATAGAGGAAATTGAGCAGATAACGCTGGACGAATTTCACGAATGGGTCGCCTATTTTCGGATAAAGGACAATGGCAAACAAAGCAAAAAATAAAAAATGCTCTAAATGTTTGCTTGTCAAGGATTCGACAATGTTTGGCGTGCAAAAAAGAGCTCGTGATGGGCTATTTCCATGGTGCTTAATTTGCAAAAAAAACTATGATTTGACTTTTTATGCACAAAAAAAACAAAGCATAAGAGAAGCTCAAAAAAAATACCGAGAGAAAAACAAAGAAGAACTTTTAGCAAAAAGCAGAATGTCTGGACTTGCTTGGCGCAAAAAAAATCGAGCGAAAGATTGTCAGAGAGTAGCAAAATACAGAAGTGCTAAAAGAGCGTCGTCGTCTAAAAATTTGTGTGAATTTTCCCAGTTTGCTATATCAGAAATTTATGATGTGGCCCAGAGACGCTCTAGGGCAACTGGAGTTATTTTCCATGTTGACCATGTGGTTCCATTGCAAGGCGAAACAGTTTGTGGTTTGCATATTCCGTCAAATCTTGCGGTGATTACGGCAAGGCAAAACTGGTCTAAGAACAATAAGGTTTGGCCTGACATGTGGGAAAGCTGCTAATGGAATCGACGACAATCCGAATAAGCGCGGTTAATGCGACCACCGAGGCATTCCGCCAAGTCCAGGGCAATCTAAACAAGCTGCAAGGGTCGCTTCGTGGTATCGCGGGCCCTCTCGCTGCTGCATTCTCTGCGGCTGCGGTGATGTCCTACGGCAAGAGCATTCTCGATACGGCCGACAATCTCGCCAAACTCTCGCAAAAAACTGGCATATCCGTTGAGGACCTGAGCGCATTCCAGAAGTCGGCCGAGCTCGCAGGCGTGAGCTCAGAGGGCCTCTCGACGTCAATGCTGCGGCTTAATAAGTCTCTGGCCGATGCTGCTGGGGGCGCGAAGCTTCAAAGAGACGCTCTAGCGGCCGTTGGAATCTCCCAGCAGGAGATCGCTAATCTATCGCCCGCCCAGGCTCTTGAGCGCATTGCGGACGCTTTCGCCACGTCCGAAGATGGGGCAAATAAAACTCAAGTCGCAATGGCCCTTCTCGGCAAGTCTGGTGCCGAGCTCATCCCGCTATTGAATGGCGGCAGCAAGGCTCTGCGAGCTTTTGGGTCTACGTTCTCGACGGATTTTGCGAAGAAGGCCGAAGAATTTAACGACAACCTGACGATTCTGTCGCAAAACATCCAGGTCTTTGCTGTCAATGTCCTCGGGCCGATCATCGAGCTCATTAACAAGCTATTCGAGCCACGGGACGTAAAAGGGCTAGATGAGGCAATCGCTAAGAGCGAGGCCAGGATCAAGCAGCTCGCGGAGACAACGGTCACAGCCGACCAGGAGTACGGGGCTTTTGTTGGCACGATGGGATCGTTTAATGACGAGCTGGAGCGCGAGGCTCAAAACCTAGCCCGCCTCAAAAAGCTCCGTGGCGAGGCTTCCGCCCGCGAGACATTGGCCTCTATGCCGAAGGTCAAGTTGCAGGGTGTTTCCACCGGCGTTTCGGATGAAGAAAAGCGAATCACCGATGAGTTGACAGAGCGGAACAAGAGAATCACCGATGTTTTGTCTAAAGCCCGACGTCCGGTAGACACCTTGGGCGATGGCTTGCGCGAGCTCAATTCGCTCTACGAGCAGGGCTTTTTAGACATGGACACCTATATGGACGCGCAGATGATGTTGCAGGAAGCGTTCCAGGCTACCCAGCCAAAGGTGGAAATGACCAAGACGGGCGTCCAGCAGTACGCGGAGGCAACAAAAGACTTAGCCACGCAAATTGACACGGCTGCGGTGAATGCGCTCAACAACATGGAAGATGCCCTGACCGGCGTCTTTATGGGCACGATGACCGTTCAAGATGCCTTCAAATCAATGGCGCGCAGCATCGTGCAGGATCTCATCAAAATTCAGATTCAGCGGTCGATTACCGGCCCCATAGCGGACGCGCTTGGAAGCTTCTTAGGAACTCCTGGGAAAAAGGCGATCGGCGGCTCGGTCTCGCTTGGCTCGCCATATGTCGTGGGTGAAAAAGGCCCCGAGCTTTTCGTGCCAAATCAGAACGGCGCAATCATTCCGAATGACGCCCTCGGCGGCTCCGGCGGAATGACGATTGTGCAGAACTTGAATATTTCGACTGGCGTTTCGCAGACCGTTCGTGCTGAAATCCAAAACATGATGCCAAGAATTGCCGAGGCCACTAAAGCCGCAGTCGCAGACGGAAAGCGTCGCGGCGGCACATTCGGAAAGATGATGAGCTGACATGGCGATTTCATACCCCCTTTCGCTGCCGACGACTACCGGAATCGCCAAGATTCGTTTGGTCGCAAACGACATTGTCGGTATCTCTCAGTCCCCATTTACGGCTGCCCAGCAGGTCTACCGCTACACCGGGCAATTCTGGGAGGCCGACATTACTCTGCCCCCCATGACGCGGGCGGAGGCCGAATACTGGATTTCTTTCCTCCTGAAACTGAACGGACCTTATGGAACTTTCTTACTCAGCGATCCTGTTGGGGGTACTGCTCGGGGCGTGGCCACTGGTACGCCATTGGTCAACGGCGGTTCGCAAACGGGAAATGAACTGGTTACGGATGGCTGGACGACGAGCACTACCGGTATCCTCAAAGCGGGTGACTATATCCAGTTGGGCTCCGCAGCTACCGCCCGTCTCTACAAAGTGCTCGATGACGTCAATTCCGACGGATCGGGCAACGCTACATTGACCCTCTGGCCGGACTTGCGCTCGGCCCCGGCTGATAATGCGACGATCACTGTTTCCAATCCCAAGGGCGTTTTCCGGCTGGCCACGGCCTCGGCCCAATGGGACGTCAATGAGGCGAGCATTTACGGCTTGACCTTTGGAGCGCGAGAGGCCCTCTAAATGGCGCGCACGCTACCCTCTGCCCTTTCTGCCGAACTTGACGCCTCATCTCTAAAACCTTTTTATGCGGTCGAGCTGGCGTTCGATTCCGGCACGCTCAACTTCTGGACCGGCTATGGCGAAATCACGGCCAATAGCACTGCCTGGACGGGCTCCGGCGACGTGCTCGCGATTTCAACTTCTACCGAGAGCACGGACCTGTCCGCAAACGGCGTCACGCTAACCTTTAGCGGGCTCAACTCGGACATTGTGGCTATCAGCCTGATGCAGAACTATCGGGGACGCAGCGCGAAGATTTACCTCGGCTGCCTGGATTCTGAAAATCAGCCGGTCAGCGATTTATATCAAGTTTTTGCGGGCCGCATGGACACGATGAGCATTTCCGAAAACGGGGCCACCGCGACGATCACGATCACCGTGGAAAACGTGCTGATCGACCTTGAGCGGCCGAGAATGCGGAAATTTACCGACGCAGAGCAGCAAAAGCGATACCCCGGCGACACCTCGCTATCGGGCGTCGCGGCTTTGCAAGACCGTCAAATCTCCTGGGGCCGATAAATGGGCTTCTCATTTAAGTCTATTTTTAAGGCTGCGGTGGTCGCGGCTGCCGTGGCTACTGGCGTCGGAGCCCTGGCGACTGCTGGTTACCTGGGGGCGATGGGGGCGACGATTGCAACCTCTGTCGCTACCGCAGGCGGTCTGCTGGCCTATGCGGGCTCGGCTGCGCTTATGGCTGCGGTTACGGCTGGGGTTTCATCTCTGCTTGCGGAAACGCCCAAGAATTTTGACCTCGGCCAACAATTGCAGGGCCAGCTCATCACGACGCGGGCTCCGGCTGCGGACGCTCGGGTCATTTATGGCGAGACTCGTGTGGGCGGGAATCTGGTCTATATCGAAACGACCGGCTCTAAGAATGAGACCATGTATCAGGCGATGACCCTCGCAGGGCATGAAATCCAGTCCATAGAGACGATATATGTCAATGATGAGGCGGTCACCCTTACGCTATCTGGCAACGCCTACACGACCACATATAAGGGCAGCTCCACGGCCTTGTCGTTTAATTGGTTGTTTGGCACATCCGATCAAGCGGCCCTGCCGTTTTTTACGGGTACAACGGCTGCCACCTACCGATTCAGAGGCATTGCGGTCCTAGCCTCAAAAATGGTTTATAACCAGGACGTTTTCCCACAAGGCATACCGAACATCACGGCAAAAGTGCGTGGGAAGAAGGTTTACGATCCTCGGACTACGACTACCGCCTACTCAAACAATGCGGCCTTGTGCATTCGGGACTACCTCACGGACACCAGCTATGGCCTGGGCGCGTCTGCTGCGGAAATTGATGATACGTCGTTTGAGGAAGCAGCCGATATATGCGATGAGAACGTGAACCTGGCCGCAGGAGGCACCGAGGACCGGTACACGATCAACGGGGCATTTTCGTCAGCCGAGCAGCCCAAAGAAGTGCTCGCCAAGATGCTCACGGCTTGCGCGGGGAAACTGTCCTACATTGGCGGCAAATGGGTGCTCCGCGTGGGCGCATACCGCAGCCCGAGCATGACGATTACCGCAGATGACCTCGTTGGTGGCGTCTCGATGCAGGCCTCCCAGTCCCGTCGGGACATTTTCAATGCGGTCAAAGGGACATACTCCGAGCCTGGGGTGCTCTACCAGCCTAATTCTTTCCCGCCCGTCACAAATGCCCTATACGAGAGCCAGGACGGGGAGCAAATCTGGAAGGACATACAATTTCCGTTCACTACTTCTGCGGCCACCTGTCAACGGCTCGCCAAGATTGACCTGGAAAAAGCGCGGCAGCAGATTAGCGTCCAGCTCGCCTGCAATCTGAAGGCTTTTGCGCTTCAGCCTGGGGACACGGTGAACATGACGTTCGATCGGTACGGCTGGTCCTCTAAGGTATTCGACGTCATCACCTGGGAATTCAGCTTCTCGGATTCCGAGACCGGCCCAACGCCCGTCGTCAATCTTGTTTTGCGGGAAACGGCCTCAAGCATTTACACATGGAGCGCAGAGGAAACCGCGGTCGATCTTGCGCCGAATACGAACCTCCCGGACCCCTTCACCGTGAATGCCCCTGGCGTGGCCGTTACCGATACGCTTGCAATCAACGCCGAGACGATTGTCACGAAGCTCCTAGTCACGGTTACGGGAGAAAATACCTTCCAGAACCGCTATGAGGTGCAGGCGAAGGTCACGACGGATTCCGTCTACATCAACCTCGGGCAGGCCTCTGGGAATCTATTTGAGCTCCCTGGTGCGATTGATGGGGCGGTTTATGAAGTGCGGGCCAGGACTATTAACGGCCTGGGCGTGCGCTCGGCATGGACTGAAACCACGCATGAGGTGGTCGGCAAGACCGCGCCACCGCAAGACGTCACTAATTTTTCGATCAACGTGGTCGGCAGCGATGCTCACCTCTCCTGGGACCCCGTGACGGACCTCGATCTCTCTCATTACCGCATACGCCATTCCCGCCTGACGACGGGGGCGACCTACGCCGAGGCCATAGACCTGGTCTCCAAGCTCTCGCGCCCAGGGGTGGCGGTCACCGTCCCGGCCATGACGGGCACCTACTTTATTAAAGCCGTGGATAAGCTGGGCAACGATTCTGTGAACCCAACGGAAATTGTCGCGATCATCGAGGACATAAAGGGGCTGAATGCGGTCGAGACTGTTACTGAGAGCCCTGCTTTTACAGGCACAAAAGTGGAATGCTCCGTGGACGGGTCTGGTCGCCTGGTGCTAGATACATCGACTGATTTCGACGACATATCCGGCCTTTTTGATGATGCGGACGGAGACTTTGATGGCGGTGGCGGGACGGTCTCAACGGTCGGCACATACGATTTTGCGAATGTGGTCGATCTCGGCTCCGTCTACACCAGCCGCGTAACGGCTTTTGTGGAGTTTGATCGCGTGGAATACGTCAATCTTTTTGACGACGCCACGGGCAACTTCGACGATCGGCAAGGCCTGTTCGATGGCGACCCCAACGTCTTTGATGATTGCAACGTCGAGCTCTACATTTCCACCACGGAGGATGATCCGGCGGGCACGCCTACGTGGTCCGCATATCGGCAGTTTTTCGTGGGCGATTACAAGGCCAGGGCGTACCGCTTCCGCGCTCGGCTGACCTCCGAAGGCGGGGAGAGCACACCGGCCGTGACTTCGCTTTCCGTGACGGTCGACATGCCGGACCGCGTGGCCTATGACAATGACATTATTTCGGGCGCAGGGGCAAAGGTAGTCTCATTCTCGCCTGCCTTCAAAGCGTCACCGGCCGTGGCGATTACCGCACAAAATTTATCCCAGGGCGATTACTTCACAATCACCTCAAAGTCATCTACCGGCTTTACAATTACGTTCTATGATTCGGGCGCAAACGCAGTCAGTCGCACGTTTGACTGGGTGGCCCGTGGTTACGGCGAACTGGCCGCATAAGGAGCAGAGAGCATGTCCCAGCACGACTTTAATATTGCAAACCAAGGATTTCCGTCATTTAGAAGCGACCTCAATTCTGCCTTAGAAGCGCTGGCAACCCTTTCTTCTGGAGCAACGGCTCCAACCAGCACTTTTGCTCATCAGTTGTGGGTTGATACAGCAGCAGACCCTTCGGTTTTGAAAATTAGAAATGCAACGAATGATGCTTGGATTTCTATTTGTAGTATCGACCAAATAAACGACAAGATCACAGTTTTAAATGCAACCCAAATAAAAGTTGGGTCTGTAACTTATACTTTACCAACATCGGACGGAACATCTGGTCAGGCGCTAAAAACAAACGGCTCTGGCGTTTTGACTTTTGGTGAGGTTGGGGCAACTGCCTACGGACTTTTCCGCAAAGCCGACCCCACCATCGTGGCGTGGTCTAAGACTGGCGCATTCACGGTTTCAACTGCAACCACTCTGTATATTGAGGTCAACGGCACTCTGCACACGATTGCGTCATCAACTGCAGTAACGATGCCCGGGTCTGCAACGACCGGAACTGACTATGCGATCTGGTGCAAGACTGACGGTACGCTTGAGGCCACGACCAATCACACCACACCACCTTCTGCCAATGCTCGCAAGGTTGGCGGCTTCCACTACGCTCCCGGTGGCAACGCAACAGGCACGAGCGGCGGCGATACAACGCCTGCAATCAACGCCTATTCAATGTGGGACTTGAAATTTAGACCGGCCTGTCCTGATCCTCGTGGCATGACGCTAGTGGCCGGTGGGTTCTGGGCTGACATTTATCTGTGCGGTGTAGACCACTACACTAACGGAACCTCTAAATACAATGTCACGCAGGCTGACGGGTCAAGCCCACCAAAAGTTCCTGCTCAGTTTGGCGGCAATGGCTCTACCGCTTACTCTGGTGGCAACTGGTGGAATTTTGGCGAGGTTATGCGAAGCCACGGCAAACGGCTACCGACTTACTCTGAGTTTGCGGCTCTTGCGTATGGCACGACTGAGGCTTCTTCGGTTGGTACAGACCAAGTATCTACCGTTCTTAACAATGCTTACACCTCTAAGTGGGGCGTGATTCAGGCTTCCGGTGTTTTGTGGACATGGGGCGATGAGTTTGGCGGCGGCGCGGCGGCAGCCTCTTGGACTGCTAACACTGACGGCAGAGGCTCTACTTACCAGATGGAAAACGCCGTGCTTTTTGGCGGCTACTGGGACGCCGGGTCGAACTCCGGTTCTCGTTGCTCGAACTGGTCCAACTCTCCCGCGGACTCGGTCGACTACCGCGGTGGTCGTGGCGTTTGTGACCACCTGTTACTTGACTAAGGGAGCGCAAGCGACCTTTGGAACCAACTGAGGAATTAGGCAAATGCTACGACCAAATGGCGATTGTGGAGAAATACGAGAGAGTAATCTCGTATCTCTACCCTATTGCTCAGTCTACAGGGTATGGCACGACTATAAACTTTTGCGTAAAGATTCTGTTGTTCGTGCAAAGCAAAAGGTCTCAAAATTTGTCAAGCACAACGACATGGATGCTTTGAGAAAATTTATTGCCTCATGGTCTGGGCACGCACAATGGGCCAACACGCACAATCTTTTTAACTGGATGGAGAAACGATATGGCATTGCTATCTAAGATTATTATCAACACCCGAGCAGACCTTGATGCTATTGCTGGCACGCCTGAGCACGCAGAATTTATGGCAGCACTAAAAGGCTCTATGATTCGCAAACAAGACACGCAAGTTTATCCAGACGGTTATGGTCAACCGGGATATGACGGTCCAGCACTTGAGCCTGTATGGGCTGATGTTGAAGACTTATCCACAATCGAGCGTTTTGGCTTTTCTAAAGCAGATTTTGAGGAGTAAAAATGTATCGGATCGAGCGAGCAGACATCTCTGACGATAGTGTTTTCCCTCGTTTTCCATTAGAACATCGACATGGACCAACTTGAACGAATCGCAAAGCTTGAGGCGCAGCAGGACGAGATCATGCGCGTCTTACAAGAGACCCGCGCCGACATGAAAGAAATGCGCTCGGAGGTTCACGAGCTCAACAAGTCATTGACGCGCTGGAAGGGCATTGGGGCCGGAATCGTGATTGCGGTTTCCGTCATCTGGTCTGGCATTCTCGGGCTCTATCACTTCTTCGCCGGTAAGTAACCGTGGCCGATCCCGTCGTCGAATCTATACGGGCGGGCATAGGGGGCTTTTCTGAGGCAATCTCCCTCGCAGAAGATTTAGAAGGCGCGGTCAAGCAGGTCTCAGACCTGGGCAAAAAGGAGCTCGCAGCGCGGGCAGCCTGGAGGCGCAAAAAAGCTCAGGTTCACGGCGACTATGCCTTTATAGACGCGATCGAGGAATACAAGAGAGTGCGCGAGGCCCAGGACATGAAGGCTCAACTCAAAGCCCAGGTAATCGACAAATGGGGCCGGGAGGCATGGGTCAAGATTGAGGAAATCGAGCGTCGGCAAAAAGAAGAATTCGCAAAGCTCTACACAGAGGACGGGCACGATCGCAAGGCCATGTTCCAATTTAAGCTGGCCTGCTTCTCTGCAGCTCTCATCATCGTGCTAATCATGTGGGCGACCGGCGTGATCCGCGAGCTCTCAACTGCTTTTTACGGAGATTAAAAAATGTTCTCCCTCATCTCGTCTATTTTTGGCTTCCTCATGTCCGGCCTGCCAAAGCTGCTGGAATATTTCCAGGATCGGGCCGATAAGCAACATGAGCTTAAGCTGGCCTCTATGCAGACTGAGCGGGAACTTGCGCTCGCAAAAGAGGGGCACATCGCGGCTGCGCGTATCGAGGAAATCAAAACCGAACAAATCGCAATGCAAACGGACGCTGAGAGGCAAGGAAACGCCCTCTCGCACGACAAAGCGATCATGGCCAGGGCGTCGGTATGGGTGGTCAATCTCAACGGCGTGGTGAGGCCCCTAGTGACCTTCATCTTCGTCCTCGAATTGTTCGCTATCAACATCGCGCTGACCGCCTGGATTTTTATGAATGGCCAGACTATCGCCACCCTCGATGATTTCGTCAAAGCCAGCAACGTCGTGTTCTCGGAGGATGAGATGGCCCTGCTCTCCGGAATTATTGCGTTCTGGTTTGGCAGCCGACAGTGGGGCAAAAAATAGTGCGGACCAGTCCCAAAGGCGTCCATCTTATGCACCTATTCGAGGGGTATAGGAACAAGCCTTATCGCTGCACCGCTCATATCTGGACGGTCGGCTGGGGTCACGCCATGTATTCGGATCAACTCCGGCTCCCCTATAAACGCAAAGAAGGCTATGAGGGCATGTTGCGCCAGGACTATCAGCTCAAGCCGGAGGACAATCGGGTCTGGGGCAAGGATGAGCTAATCGCCCTCTTTGACAAAGACATCATGGCCTTTGAGCGCGGGGTCTTGCGCTATGCACCTTCGCTATCTGAGAACCAGGGGCTTTTTGATGCTTGCGTGGCCATTTCCTACAACATTGGCCTGGGCGGGTTTCAGCGATCGACAATCCGCCAGAGAATCAATAGAGGCGAAGGGCTTGATCGTATCGCAGAAGGATTTTTGCGCTACACGATGAGCGGCGGAAAGGTGACGCCAGGGCTAGTGCGCCGGAGAAAAGCCGAGATTGCGCTGTTTTGGGGTGGCGACGCAGAGCCGGTCTAGTGTGCGCAAGACCGAATCCCGGGAGAAGGTCGGATTTCGGAGCCCTGGTCGCCAGTCATTAGATTACACCACTAGAACGGCAGGTCATCGTCTAGATCGTCGAAAGGGTCATTTCCCTTTGCGGCTGCCGGAGAATCGGGTTTCCCTTCATCCTTTTTAATATCGGGCGTGATAGAGCCCTGGATATATTTCCCCTTGTCGTTCTCTTTCAGCCATGCCGCGAGCCGGTACTTCTCCCCATTGATCGTAATCGGCCCCGTCCATCTTGGGTGCTTCTCTGTTTTGCGGTGCTTGTTGTTGAAAAGGGCAAAGCTGCCCAATTGCTCTATATCGCTCATAAGATCATCTCCTGGCGCGTTACGCGCTCAAATAAGTCGTCAACTTCTCTCAAAAATGCCCGCGCTTCTGTTTCCACAAGCTCTATCTGGGCGGGTGTCGGATAGAACCGTCTTACAAATAATTGCTGCCCCTCTGAAACCCGGGGGTCATAGCTCACGAAATCGCACCATGGACGCCTAGTGCAGGCGCATTGCAGGATCATCTGCTGCATATGCTCAGCCGGGATCACGCCCTCAAGGATATATTGGACGTGCGTCGCGGTAGTCGGGCACTTGAACTCCACAAGCCCCTCTCCGACGAATCCGTCCGGAGACGCCCCGCAGTACTCGATAGAGGGATGGTCGACAAAGCCGACGTCATCTACCAAGCGGCCCGTTTTGCGCTCATACGCCTCCTTTGCATACGGCTCCTGCTCGATTCCCCAATCCATCGCAGAGTTTCGATACTTGTAAACAATCTCGCCGGTCATGCGCTCGACAATGAGCTCAATTTTGAGATTCTTGCGCTCTGATCGATCCTCTCGCGGCTTTTTGTCTTTTTTGTCCTTCTCGGACTGTTTCAAATACGCCATAGCTGCCCACATACGCGACCCGGTGAGCTTCCCGCAGCGTTGATTGAACCAGTCCCCGGTGCCCTGGTGAGGGTTTGGCTTCCTCATTTATTGTTCTCCTCTTTGTCGTTATTGTTTTTTGTCGGGACCCGCATGACATACGCTGCAAACCACCCAATCAAGACGCCGTTCCATAAACCGAAAAAGAAGTCATCCACGATTCTTCTCCTTTAGTTTGGCTAATTCTTGCCTGCCCTTGGCGGTTAAACGGTCAATCGCAACCGGCCCGCTTGGTGTTTGCTTACATGGCCCGCACTTCAAATATCCCTTGCGGCGCAATGACCAATAGGTATTCCATGACCCCGGTTTTTTATTAAACAAACGGAATCCCCACCCGTCCGCAAACATCTTCAGCATAAAAAGTTGTTGTGGACTCATGTGTTCTTCTCCTTTAGTTTGTAGTCTTTGAAAACCACGCCTTTGCTTGCATCGCCAACCTTACATTGTTTTACCCAAACCTTTTTGCCGGTTGCCTTCATAGTGCGCCAATGGCCCCTACGGTCATGTAGGCGTGGGCTTGCGTGGGTTCCGCCAAGTGGACTGTTCTTTTCTTTGCGCTCACCAATCTCAACCGTTACCCAATCAAATGACAACGCAGGCTTTCCTTTTGCTTGCCGCTTGCGGTTAATAAAGGTGTTTTGTGGTCGGCAAGTAAAACCAGACGATATATTTGCGAGCCTACTAAGGGTTGCCAAAACCATTCGGTGAACTGGCTTTACATCCTCAATTGTTATCTCAGTATCCTTCTTGTAAATCTTGAATCCGTCATCAGTTGCGACATAAGCATAAGGGTCTAGGTATTTTTTATGCCACATAGAACAGCCTGCAACGGTCACGCTTCCAGCACCCTGAGTAAGCCATAACGCAAAATCTTTTCCGGTGGTGTCCAACCCGACAATTCCCGTCCGTTTAAATGGAAGGTTCATCAAAATATCGGCCGGTACTTGTAGTTTTTCCTTTGCGTCCATCTGACCAACATCAAACCACATGGCGGTCTCTGGTTCTGGCGATAGCGTTACCGCTTTGCGTATAAGCGGTGTCATGTGTTCTTCTCCTTTAGTTTGGCTTCAATGGCATTTACCGCATACATCCAATCTTGACCGACAAGCAAGTTAATAATTTCCATAGCCTCATTGCGTGTCAGCCCAACCCATTCACGCTTTGGT